AGTATATGCTTGTAATAATGCTTTATCCTTTTTTGTCCATTTATCATAATCAGTTTTCTTTAATGGTTTTAATTTTTGTTCCATACTTTGTATCATACTTTGTATTTCTTCACTATTAGCAAAGTTTTGATTTTGTTTTTCACTTATAAATTCACCAGTTTTATTTTCTGTTTCATATTGTGTATTTAACTTATCTCTTTCTTCACCATATTCTTTTATAAGATCATCATATTTTTCATCATGGTTTAATGCCATTAGTAATACAATAATAGCATTTAATATATTCCTTTGACTTAAATATTTAATATCCTTTATTTTATCCATTACATCTTTAGGTTTTTTTAAAAAGTCATAATCTTCACTATCAAATAACTTTTTTAACTTTTTTAAATTAATCTCATACTGCTTTATAGTATTAGATTTAATATTAGGTCTTGCCTTAGCAATATCTTCAACTGGATTTTTTACTACAATTGACATATTTATAATATAATATTAGATTTTATTTTTAAATTAAAAAAAATAATTAATCACATTTACAATCAATACTATGTTTTACAGCATTTAGCATATCTTCATACTTTTGTATTTGTGCTTTTAACCTTAGTATTTCAATATCTTTTTCTTTTTCTATTTTATAAAAACTTATCCAATTTAGAAACCAATACATTTATTAATATGTATGATTTATATTTTAAACTATTTATAAAAAAAAATATTATGAAGTCCTCCAAAATTATTAAATTATTATTCTAACCATACAATATCTCTTGGTAAATTCATTTTATAACAATAATAAAAACAATCAAATGATGTCTGTGGTTTCCAATTTTCAACTGCTTTACCATCAATATGTTTTTCAAAATGTATTCTTTTTCTTGGAATGATAATTTGTAATGGTTCATCAGTATCTTTAAAATTTTCTCTAAAATATGATGTATTTATTTTTAATAATGGTAATAATATTATAAATGGTTTATCAAGTTGTCTTAATCTATTCATCACATCTTTACTTTTACTAAATGGTGGATTACTTATAATTACATCACCTTTATCATTTTCAAAAAAATCAATTGGTTCATGTATTACTTCTTTACATCCAAGTTCTTTTAAATATTCACCACTTTTTCCATCTCCCATAAATGCTTCCCATATCACTTTATCTTTTGGAATATATTGTTCTATATTTTCCCAAGCATATTTAGGTGTCATATAATCATCATGTTTTGAATAGTATGATGTCATTTATAATTTAAACAAATATTTTATTTTTAGATATTAAACTTAACAAAGTATGCTTTGCTTATGCAAAATAGCAATTTGCTTCACCATTTTCAATAGTAAGAACCTTAAGCATTTCAAGATAGACCCTAAGGGTGTAGGTTTCAGCACCAAGACCAGGATTTTTGTAAGTAAGATCCATACCTTTATTGTTAACCCTTTGACCTTTATTAGGTTTAATAGCAGTCCAGTTGAATAATCCACCAAGTCCAATAGTTCCAGAGTTTTGTGCATGTCCTTCAAATGTTTCAGTAGTAAGAGCAGATACACCACTAGTTTTCCATTCATCCCTAGTAATCATAGGAACTTGTCCTTCTGCTTGTTGTGTAGTATGGAATAATAGTGCTGGATTAGACCTATCAGTATTAAATTCAAACAAATCATTATATAGTAAATTGACAGCAAGGTTCTGTGCTACAACACTATCTTTACCAGTTACACCATTAAGTAAAGATACTGGTGTAAAGTTTTCATTACTTTGTAAAGCAAAGAATACCTTAGATACTAACCTACCATTTCCACCAAGTTGAAATTTAAGATTGCTAAAAGCATCTTGGTCTCCAGTGCGTTTAGCAAGGCGGTAATCTACATACTGGAATGTAAGTTTAGGATTTTGCTGTGCATATTTCTGCATAATATCACCATCATATGTAATACTATCATAGATAAGTTTAACTTCACTTTGGTCAATATCATATTCAACTGTATTATCACCAGCATCACTATTAGCAACACACATTCTGCGAGATAGATTAGCACCACCTAATGAACTTACCTTATCAGTAAATGTAATATCAATATGTACTTGCTGGTCTATCATAAAGCAAGGAAGTTGATTGAATTTGAGGAAAGGAAATAAATCACTAAGATAAACTGAATATACTGGAGCATCAGCAATAGTTTGAGCACTTGTAGCATCATGATGCTGGAATGGTAATAGTTGAAATGTTCCAGCACCACCAGCAGCAGGAACTACTGGATTTCTACCTACATCTAAACCAACCTTTTTAGCAGAGTTAGGTGGTTTGTCAGTTGTATTAGCAGTTCTGTCATCATATACTGGTTGATGATTAATACACCGCTGACTTAAAAATTGTTCCCTTTCTACATTATTTTCATTTGTAATAAACATAGATTGATACTGGTGGAAATGTGAATAATCATCCACAGAGCATACTACTTGGTTTCCAATTAAAAGTTGGGCTGATTGTATCAAATTTGAAACTCCAATATTTAATGGATAGAAAGCAGTACTAGTAGTTAATGGTGTTACACCAAGAGTAATTTTACTATCACTATGGAGAAAACCAGCAACTCGCTGTAGAGTAAACCTACATCTATTTTGTGAAAAGGTTACTGGATCAATAACATCAGTATGTAACATTTGTCCATAAGATGATGGAATAGCACCAATTTTAATTAGGTCTGGAATGCGATCACCGGAAACATCAGCATCTTTCATATCTGTCATATTTATAATATACTATTATATAAATATTTAAATTAAATAATAAAAAAAAATATATTACATAGAAAATTACTAATTTAAGAAACAATCTGTACTCCTTTTTCTTTGTCCCATACAACAACAACTTTAGATTTAATAAATAGATAAGCAGATACTGGATTGCCATCATCTAAACCATTTGTCATTTGAATACTGAACTGGGCATTACTGAAATCAACACCTTCACTATCTAACATATCATATAACTGACCAACACCATATACAGCACCAGTATCAGGAATAAATCTGTAACCAGTAGCAGCATTTTGATTTCCAGTAAAGTTGCGGTTAGTATTAAGTGGAGAAGCAGTAGTTCTAGTGTGCATTTTTTCTGGAATAATAGCATTCAAGAAATCTTTAATAACTTGACTATCTACAACTGGTGTAACATTATTAGTATTAAAAACACTTTGGACTTCAAAAGATTTAGGAAATCGCTCACCATTTCTTAAGAAACTAATAGTTTCTAAATCTGCAACTTCACCACCACCAGTTCCAACAGCATTAGGTGCTTTGGTTGGCATATAAGTAAGGAACCCATCTTGTGATAAATTATTAATAAATGATGATGGAACAAAATTTACAAATGCTCCTAAAACCTTAGATAATCCAAGATTGAAATTAATAATAGAGTTAGTGCTTTCAAGTGTTGAAAAGTATGATGTAAGTGAATTAAATACTAATGCACCACTATCAGGTGTAGATACACCATATTCAACTTCACAAGATACTTCAAGTGCAGACCATTCATAAAATGCTGATGAAATATTAGTTGTTATAGCATCACTAGAATAAAATACTTGACTATCTGGTGCTAAATGAATTTCAATTTCTAAGGGGACTTTATCTAATGGTATTTTAGATCCACCTAAGGTAAGTCCAGATGGTAATGGAATACTAAATGGAGATGCTCTAGTATTGCGAATAACACTATCGCGATATGCTTGATAGTTAGGATAGATTAAAGCACTTTCACTAAGGTGTCCAGCAACATCCTGCATACCTGCCATAATTGGCATATAACTTGACATAAACCTACCATAGTGTCTTACATGTTCAATTACTTGTTTAGTTTCAGCATGGCGGAAAACTAATTGATCTATCATAGAATATACACCTAGTTTATGAGAACCCCTTAATTCAACAGCAGCAGCATCAGTTGGATGAAGTGTGCCAGCAGCATCACGCCAAACATTAAGATCACCATTTAACCTAATAGTAGATAAATCTAATAAGGCATCTTGGCGACCTAGTGTAACAGTAAGAATAGGATTACCCCTAGCATGTGATACTTTACCAGTTGCTGGAACATTATTTGGTTGAATAGAAAGATACTTTTTAGCAACAGACATTTTTATATTATAACATATATAAAAATTTAAATATAAAAAAATTAAAAAATTACATAGAAAATTATTATTATTATTATTCTTGTTGTTCTGCTAATCTATTATTACACATAACAATTAATATTTCAAACATACTTAATAAATCTGGATGATTTATTAACAACTTTCTTATTTCTTGTACTTCAATAATATTTATAATATCCATAATATATTATAATATAATATAATTATAAAGTCATCCAAAATTATTAAATTATTAAATTAAAGTGTTACAGCAACACTATCACCCTTAATACTAATTCTGCGAAGGTGGAAAATCCAGCAATAAAGTAATTTATCTTTAGTAGGTGGTCTATCTACACCAGCAACAGATTTTTCATTATAGAATAATTGAAGTTGATTGGATTTGTTATTAAGATTAGCAACACCATCATTTAATGCATATGCTTTACCAATTACAAAGTTCCTATTGTAATCAACAAATGAACTTGCTACTATTCCTGCTTGATTAAGTGCTTGTTCTAAAAGCATTAGTGGTTGTGCTGAAATACTTACACCCTTATTAATCTTAGATACACTAATAGGTCTAGATGGTGTTAATTTATCATCAATAACCATTTGCCAATTACTTAACTGGTCTATGCATCCTACTTGACCACTCTTAATACTATGAAGTCGCCCATCCATAGTTGTAGTTTCTTCTTCATAAGTTGTAGATAATCCACCAATTAAATCAGCAGTATCATAAACACTAGCATCTACTGGTTGTACTAAAAGTGATTTTGCCCTTGTATTAGAAATAGCAAGATTAACAGTAGCATTTCTGTTAGATGCTAATAGTGAATGTTTGTAGTTAGTGCAACTTGGAATATCAATTTCAATACTACCACCATCTCTCATTTTCTTCATCATTCCTGCTTCATATCTAGGATCAACACCAACTTGCTGAACTACAAGTTCAACATTAGATAATTCTAGAGTTGCTGGATAATTAGTAGTTTTAGCAAGTAATATAGTAGTATTATCATCATTCTGTGTTCGCTTAGTATCAATAGCAGCACTAAATACTATAAAGTTGTCAGTTGTAACATCTACACCATCACCAACATCACTATTTCTAAATGCTGATACTGTTAATTTAACATATCCACCATCAAGTGTAATATCTTCAATTGTAGGATAAGTTTGAACTGCAATTGCTCCACCAACAGTTAAAGATGCTTCACTATTAGGATCACCTACAGCACAAAAACCAATTTTTTCACCTTTAACAAAAGGACAATTTGCTACACTTATCATATTATTTTGTTTTCCTAAAAATATTTCTGT